CTCAGGAGTGAAAGGAACGTGAACAAAGACGAAATACGGGGTCAGCGGATTGCGCTGGACGGTGGCGCCGGGATGTTCGGCCAGGAAGGCTTTCAGCGCCTCGCAATGAACGGAGTAGGTCATGGGGTCAGCCCTCCCCACTGCGCCGCCATTGCGTCCGCGATTCCCTGATAGGTCCGGCTGCGATTCTTCCAGCGGTCGGGCCCCGGCGGCATCCGATGGACCTTCGCCTCCCGGCCGGCTACGATGTTCGTCGGCACCAGCTTCGGCAGGCCCTTCAGCCAAAGGCAGGTTGCCTTGGTTTCGCCGTGCCCGAACTGCCACGGCTGGATGATCTGGTCGGGCTTGCGGTAGAGCGTGGACATGACGGAAATCGGATTCTCCACCGCAATGCGGGGGATTTTCGCATTGACCAACGCCATGAAGAAATAAATGGCTTTCCGCTGCTCCACTTGTTTGGTTTCGAACCAACGCGCCCCGCTGACGGCCAGATGGGTGCAGGGCGGGTGCGCAATCATCATGTCAAACTCATAAGAAGGATCGGCCAGTAGCTCCAGCACATCGCCTTGATAGTGGCCGTCCCACTCATCCGGCCGCTCCGTTTCGCTGGGCAACAGGTCGCAGCTCATGGCGTCGTGTCCGGCCCTGACGAACGCATTCCGCACGATGCCCGAGAACTCGCAGGCGACAAGGACGCGCATATTACCGGCCCTCCACTCAGTGTGATTGATTGTTGTAGGCGTCCATTGCCGCCCGCATGGCATCGGTGTCGTAACCGTTGTCCTTCAGGTCGTTACCGATGAAGCCCCAGCAGGAATCGGCGTGCTGCCACTCTTAGCCGTCCCAGAATTCGGAGACGATACCGTAGACTCCCTCCCGGTACACCACCTCCTCGAACTCCTTCTCTTGCTCGGCTAGCTTCTTCTCGGAGATGTGCCGGTTGTGCTTGGGGTCGAAGCAATCCCCCTTCAGGTTGTCCATTTCGGCGTAGTCATCGGGCACATAGCGCAACCGCACCTTGCGGTCATCCTCTTCGGTGTGGTCGCGCTCCTCGGCGACATGGCCCCCCATCTCGTACCACTGCCGTTTGACCTTGGCAGTCCGGTACGCCTCTTGAGCGTGCCAGCCTTTGCCTCGGAGGCGCCGATATTCTCCCGTTGTCGTGGTCATGTTACCGCCCCTCCACCAGCGCCAGCGCGGCGCGGGCGGCCTTGCCATGCGCGGAATTGCGATAGGGGACGCGCATGCGCTCTAAGTCGTTCATGACTGCCGCCAGCGCGTCCCGCAGCGCGGGCGCAGCGGCGATCAGGCGGGCGTTGGCGTCCGTCGCCTCGCGGTATGCCGAATGGGCATCGTCAATATCCAACAGCAAAGCACGCTCCCCCTGGTAGCCAGTGGAGCGGGTCAGGGTGTACCGTGCGTCGTTCCATCCGGGCTCAAGGGTCCACGGCCCCGGCGTGGCGGCGGCAACGGGCGGCATAGTGCGGTCGATCATATGGCATCCTCCAGTGGTGAGTGAGCCAGCGACAATGGCGGGGGCGGAGTCAAACCGCCCCGAATCCGGACCGCCTAGATGATGGGCGAAATGGCGACGTAATTACCATCGGTGGCGATTCCCAACCGACCATCTTGACCGGCGGGCCACAGCGTCCTATCGGCCACAGCCACCGGCCGCCCACGAGACGACCGATCTTTGGCTCCTGCGATTGCGAGTTCAAGGCGATCCGTCGCATAGAGGATATTGCCGTCGCCCTGCACGTGGGAGAGGATGTAGCGGGTCATTGTGGGGCTCCGGTTGGGGTAGGATCGGCGTGCACAGGTATGATAGTGTATATATCCCCGTAGCGCAAGAGGGAGTTTGTCGGGGCCTGACCGTGTATAATAGTCTTTTGGTATAACCCTATAGGATACTACACCTATGTTTCATTCAGGTACATGACGTTTCATTTTGCAATAAAGTGTAGAATCCTATAGAATCATAGTAGAAGACAATTATACACCGAAATTGTTGGCATTAGGTCAGAATATTGCGAAAAGCGGGCCAGGTGTGTATCTTTCAGTATGGCATATTCCAGTGGCATACCGAAGGGCAGGCCCCGGGTCCGGCCGAGGGTAGACCGGGCCGGGCTCGCCTGCCGACAAGGGCACGTCGGCGAGTGGGTGGCTATCCAGCGCCGCAACGAGTCCGCCGGATGGGTGGGTAAGCCACAACCGGCATACGTGGCCGGGTGGCTGTGTGGCGAATGCCAAGCTGATCGGAATGCCACCCGTTGGCTGGAGCGGCGCAAGGGATTGGAGCGCGTGGCAAAGCGTGTTGATCTGTCAGACGGGGCCACGGACAAGGGATTGGTAGCCTACCAGCGCCGCAAGGAAGCTCGCTTACGTGCTCGCTTGCGAGCTGAGGGGGTAGCTGCGGAGCGAGTACGTCTCGCCGCGTTGGAGTTGCTCTAGTGGCTGGCAATCCGATGCTTCGCAAGATGGTGGCCGATCTGGTCTACCTTGCCCGGGAGCATGGGCTAGACCATTGCGAGCCGGGGGAGCAGCCCCTTACGCAAGACGAGCTGGCCCTAGCTTTCGTTTGCGGGTGGTTCCGAGGATTGGCACCTGTAGGGGATAGTTCGATACTTCGGCTGTGCCAAACACTCGGCGTAAGTCGTTATCTGCTATATCATTGGCTGGAACAGAGGCCGGAGAGGAAACAGACGTATAATGTCGCGCGGGTAGCATCCGCCTCGGTCTTGGTCGAAGATGCCCAAGAGATCCTTGATACCGCCGATGGCAGGGACGCCACACTTGCCGCCGGTCGCGCCAACTTCCGGAAGTGGCTCGCTTCGGTACTTGACCGTCCAACTTATGGACAGGTGAGCGGGCCGGGAGTAGTTATCAATGTGGCACAGCAACACTTAGCAGCTCACCAAGCCCGCAAGGTGTTGACACCTGGGGTCGCTGCGACAGCCGCCAGTGTCGAGACCATCCTCACCACAAAATTATCTCCTGACGGCCAAACCTATGAAACACAAGAGGTTAGCTAATCGATGTCGTGTAATCGTCATTCGGTTGACTAACACAGACCCCCGTTGTGTCCTTTCGACACACCCTCCGAGCGACCCGGGCGATTTCGACCACCCCCCGGCATGGGGCCCCCGCGGCGCGTCGTCGCGCCGTCTGGGGTAAGGGACCGCGCTGGAAAAATTCCCAGAAAAGTTTGGGTACTTGCGGATTAACACAAAAGGTTGTAAATTTTCTGCATGGAAAATCTCTGCAGGAAATGCAAGACTCGAGAGGCGACGGACTGGCGGAAGCAGTGGTGCGCTCCCTGCCGAGCGGCCTACCAGCGCACATACCGCGCGGCCGGCCGGGATAGCTTCCTCAACGCCCGCCACGGCGCGCCGAAGCGCTTGGCGCTCAAGCGTACCCTGGCAGAGCATATCGGCAATGCGGAGGGCCGCTGTGCGAAGTGCGCGTGGCTTCCGGTAGCGGAGGGGGAGTGGGCGGCGTTGGATTTTCACCACAAGGATCCGGCAACGAAACTGTTTGCCATCGGAGGCGGTCACAGTCGACGGCTTGAGGTGTTGAAAGCCGAGGCCGAAAAGTGTATTATTCTGTGCGCCCGCTGTCACCGAATCGGTACGGTCCGCGGCCGAACCGTCCGGGGCGTGCCGAGGAAGCATCGGGCGCCTAGGGTGAAAAACCCCTACGGGAACATTGATCGCATTCTGGGAGAGTTGTTGTAGGCAAGCATTCGAGAGGAGAACCTGATAATGGCCAAAGACTGGATTGCCGGCGCGGTGCCGAAGAAGAACAAAGGGCTGCTGCACAAGAAGTTGGGTGTACCCCAGGGCCAGAAGATTCCTGCTGGAAAGCTCAGCAAGGCCCTCCACTCCTCGAGCCCCAAGCTCAGACACGAAGCCCAGTTCGCCGAAACGATGCGTGAGATTCATGGGTCCTGACATGACGACACCCGACCCCACGCTCAAGCCGGTCACCAAGGGCGGCATCCCGGTCCACCCGGACGGCCGGCCGCGCACCCCAGCGCCTGGCGCACCCCACCAGCGCATCGTCGCGCCATCCTCGCACACTGGCCGGCACTTCGCCGAACTGGGCCACGCGATGGATCACGTCAACCGCGGCGGGGGCCCGGGATCTGGGCCGATGCGATCGACGGGCATCCGGGACAAGATTCCGCTGAAGGGTCCGCGTGCCCGCGGCTAAGCCGATCCGCTGGGGACTTCGGCCGGATCCCAAGTCCCGGCTGTATGCCCTGGTCCAAGTATGGCCCACCCACAAGGCATTCCTGGCCCACATCAACCGAGTGGGCCGGTACACCCGGCAGCGCTTCGGCCGGCGGTGCCAGGGGACCTGTCGTCGACTCGAGGTGTACTGGATTCCCAAGAAAGGCCCCCGCCGGAAGCATCGCTGCTTCGCGGAGGTCAACTTGTGGCGGGGCGCCCTGGGGCCGGAGGTGGTCACGCATGAACTGTTCCACGCCACGATGGCGTACGGCTACCGGATCAAGTTCCCATTCGAGAAACTCGCTGACTGCACCGGAGTTACGAAGTGGGAGGAACGGCTGACTTACGCCCACGGCCGGATGTGTGCCCAGCTGGCGGAGGTGCTGGACACCGAGTAGAAATCCGCCTCTTGTGCGGAAGTGACACAGGTCTTAGATTTCAAGCAGGGCCATCATGCCCACGTCTTTTGACTCAGGAGGACCCCCGGAGACATAGCCAATGGCCTCGAACATGCATTTCAGTGCGCTGGCGCGGAACGCCATGCTGGACACCCTCAACACGTCCATTTCCACGGGCGGACTGCTCATTTTCTACAGCGGCACGCAGCCGGCCACCGCCGACACCGCCGTCTCTGGCAATACCGTCCTAGCCCAGCTCGCTCTCGCCTCTTCGCCCTTCGGCGCCGCGGCTTCGGGTGTCGTGACCGCCGCGACGATTACGCAGGACTCGAGCGCCGACGCCACGGGCACGGCGACCTGGGCCAGCTTCACCAAGTCCAACGGTACGACTCGCGTCCTCGACGTCTCCGTCGGCACCTCCGGCGCGGACATCAACATGAACTCGGTCGCCTTCGTCTCCGGCGCCGCGATTCAGGTCTCGAGCTACACGATCACCCTCGCCGCCTAACTCTAACGGCACTCAGCGGTTGGCTTACCTTGCGAGGTAGGCCAGCCGTTGGGTAGTCGTTTCACGGCAGGCGCGTCCGGGGGAGTGATCGATGGCCAGTAATATGCAGATGTCCGAGCTGGCGCGAAACGCCATGCTCGATTCCCTCAATACGACGATCGGGTCGGGGGGTTTTCTGCGTCTGTATACTGGTGCCCAGCCGGCCACGGCCGATAGCGCCCTTTCCGGCAACACCCAGCTCGCCCAACTCAGTCTTTCCAGCACGCCCTTCGCGGCGGCCAGCGCCGGCGTGGTTGTGTCGAACGCCATCACCCAGGACACCCTCGCCGACGCCACCGGCACCGTCCAGTGGGCCAGCCTCGTCACGAGCGCCGGGGTCCGGGTCATCGACATGTCCGCCGGGATCTCCGGCACGGATCTCAATTTCTCCGGCATCCAGGTCGTGCAGAACGACGAGATTCAGGTCTCGAGCATCACGATCAACTTCTCCGTGGCCGGTCTTTTGTTCTGGGCCAATCTGGTGAACATGGAAGTCGGCATGGCGCCGGGTGGATCCGGCAACTCGGTGGGCGTGGTCTCAGCGACCAAGCCGTTCATCGAGCGAGAGGTCACTCAGATCACGGCCCCGGGTACCTTCCAGTGGAAGAATCAGCAGCCGACGACGTTGACGTATTCCTTTGCGGGCGGCGACAACTATGTCACCTACTGTGCATCGAAGGGATTGCGACTTCGGGCCCACGCGATCATCCAGGATGATTCGTTGCCTACATGGCTGACGACGGGGACATATCCGAACGGACTTGTCGGAGCTACGCCGACTCAGGCGCAGACTCTGCTGTATACCTACATCGATGGGCTGGTGTCGCATTATGGAACCGGCGTCCACGAATGGGTAGTAGCCAACGAGTGCTTCAAGCTCGGGGACGGTATGCCAGGCGGCTTCAAGAATACGAACTGGTTCCGGGCGTATGGCAACAGTGGCCAGTACTTGAAGGACGCGTTTGTGAGAGCATGGTTGGCTAACCCAACAGCCAAGCGTATCTACAACGAGTCATCGATCATGGGGACGGATATTTCGGCGTCGAGCAATCGCAACAACATCGTGACTTGGGCGACGGATATGGTGGCGACGGTGCCCGGCGCTCTGACAGGCATCGGTATCCAGGGCCATTTCAAGCCTACGGTAAACACGAACGGAGCCCTGACGGGTATTTCGGACTTTGATGCTTCGGGCCTCGGCACGTTTATTGACCAGATTGTGGCTATTGGCCTCGACGTGTACATCACAGAACTGGACGTGCAGGACAACGAGTTCGTTTCCCAGCCGTTCAGCCAGCGGGATACCTCGGTAGCCGATCGGATGGAGACCATGTTGGATATCCTGCTCACCCGGACGGGTGTCGTAGGGATCACGACGTGGGCCTGCAATGCTTCCGATTCGTGGCTCCAGACGGCGAACCCGCGGCTCGATGGGTTCCCGCAGCGGCCGACGTGGCTGGATCCGCTCGGCAATCGGACGGAAGTCTGGAGCCGGCAGCGGTCGTTCTTCCAGAATGCGACCCCGCGCATTAAGAAGTTCTATGGCGCGGGGGCACCGGTGGCGTTCGAGAAGATCATGCCGACCTGCGCGGGCACGGGCACAATGACCGGAGGCGGGGGCGGGGCGTCGGGCAATCTCTTTAACGAAACCTTCGAGGGCGGAACGCTCGCTTCGCTGGCGCTGACAGTATCTTCGGGGTCGATCACGAATGTGACCAGCAGCGGTACGGTGCCATACCAGGGAAGCCGGTCGATGTTGCTGGATATTCCGAGCAGTGGGAGTGATGGCGGTTGCCGGGGGGATGCGGTCATCGGAAGTCAAAGCGATATCTGGGTGGTCTTCGCCATGAAGATCATCACCCGGACGCTCGACACGTTCCCCGGCACCCAGAAGACCATTATTTTCCGCAACACGGGCTCGCCGGACCAGTTTGGCGAGATGAACGACATCAACGACAACTGGATCTGGAACTGGTTGTTCACCGACTCCGGCGCCGGCAACATCTACCTAACCGAACTTGGGAGCGTGTCGTCGCGGCTTGGCGCGTGGAATACCTACAAACTGCACTATCACTTTTTGGGATCGGGTCAAGGAACGACGATTACGTTCGGTATGAATGGAACCAACGTGCTGCGGACGATCCATACGACCCATGACCAAGCAGGTATCCCTGACCGCGTTACCTTCGGCGGCACGCTGAATGGTGGCAGCGGGGCGAGCAAGTTCGCCTTCGACGAAATCCACATTGGGTCTACAGACCCGGGCTGGCCCTAATGGCTTACGTTCAAGCAGCGGGCAATAGCACCCCGGTTTCGAATACCTTAGTTCAGGCGTTCGGGTCGAATGTTGGGAATAACTCGACACTGTTGGTCATGGCGTGCCGTGATAATTCGCATGCTTTTTCTAGCATTGTGGATACGCTCGGCAACGACTACGGTACTGCACTAGAATCCATTACTGATTCAGGAAATCAAGAAGTTTTTGATGTATGGATTGCTAAGTGTCCCACCGGCGGAGCGAACACGGTTACGGTCTCGCACTCCTCGTTCCTGGGCGACGGAACGATCATCGTAGTGGAGTTGTCCGGGCGGGATACGACAACACCTACGGGTTCCGGCAAGCATGCTCAAGCGAATCAGTCGGCTCCGGGAACGGGAGCCAACGCAATCAGTTGTGGTACGATCACCGCCGCAACGGGCGATGACCTGATCATGTTTATGGCGGATACTGGTGCCTTTCGGACAGGCACCTTCTCCGCCGGAACTGGTTACACCGAGAGGCTGGAAAACGGTTCCGCGAGTTCGTTGGATTCCATGGTACAGACGCTGCTGAATTCTTCCAGCGGCACTAAGACCGGAACAGCGACGACTGCAAATAACGATCACGTATTGTCTGTAGTGGTGGCCGTGACCGCCGGCGCGACGGTTATTTCAGGCACCGGTGCGGATACAATGACCGCCCCCACGGATTCGGGGACCGGCAAAGAGGTATTTACCGGTACGGGAGTCGATACGGTTTCGGGATTCTCCAGCACCGGGGGATCACATCAGGCTTTTGTTGGAACAGGAGTTGACGCCGTATCGCTAAGCGTCTTTGTGTCCGCGGGGAACGGGGCAATCGGACAAATTATCACTGGTGTTGCCATTCTGAATACGCCGGACATGACGGATTCCGGATCCGCCGCTCCTGCGTCCGCGGGCACGGGGGCCAGTACGATGACGGCTCCTGTTGATGCCGGAACCGCGGTAGAAGCGTTCATCGGATCGGCCGCAAATACTGCGGCTGGGCCGACGGATGCAGGCACGGGAGTGGAAGTTCTTGTCGGAACGGGAGTGGATAGTATTCCGGCATTCGCGAATACAGGAACGGCGGTGGAGGCGTTCGCCGGCACCGGTGCAAGTAATCTGTCTGGTTTTTCGGACTCCGGCGGCTCAAGTCAGACTGCCACAGGCTTCGGTAGCAGCCTAATGTCCTTGCCAACGGATGCAGGTACTGGACTCTTCATTGCTTTTAACAATGCGGTCGGGATGGGAGGGAGCGATCTAACCCCCAACTTCTCCGACGCGGGTGTCGGTACGTTTCAAGTTGGTCCGGGGCCGATTCCGCTCAAGGATGCGGTCGACATCGCCCAGGCTACCGTCTTCCTGCTCCTGTCGGATCGTCAGATCAATGCGAGCCTTGAGAAGGAACTGCAGGGGCTGTCGATCGTGCTGCAGGTCGACGAGAACCTGCAGCTGCTGCAGGAAGCCGTCGACTACGCCCTGTACTGGGCCCGGTTCCTGGTGGCGGACTACCAGTCCGACGCCGGAGTCATCCAAGACCTGCTGGTCCTCGAAAACGTGTTGACGGCAGCGGGAGCGGTGTGATCGATCCGAACGAACTGACTCCAGTCGAGTTTCTCGACCGCTACGCCCGGAACGGACCGAACAAAGAAGAGGGGCCGGTGCTGTTCGTGCGGGAAGTGTTGCTCCGGGGTGTGGTCGACCCCCGGACAGGCTTGCCAGAGGAGCCGGACGAGTGGCAAGAGAAGCTCCTTCGGGCCTATGGCCGCTACGAGCGCCGGATTACGGTCCGATCGGGCCACGGTGTCGGCAAGACTGCGGCGCTGGCCTGGGTGACGGTCCACCATGCGGTGACGGAATTCCCGCAGAAGACCGCCCTGACCGCGCCGACCTCGAATCAGATGTTCGTTGCGCTCTGGCCGGAAGTCGGGAAGTGGTTCGCGAAGTGTCCGGACCACATCAAGAACATTTTCGAGTTCAAAAGCGACGAAATTGTCCACCAGGGGAACCCGAAGGAGAGTTTCATCCGCGCCGCGACGGCCCGGCCGGAAAAGCCGGAAGCCTTGGCGGGCGTGCATTGCGACGATGGCTCGGTGTTGCTGATCGCCGACGAGTCGAGCGGTATTCACGAAGCGATCTTCGAATCGGCGTCCGGATCCATGTCCGGACACACCGCCACGACGATTCTGGCCGGCAATCCGCTCCGCACGGCGGGTCTCTTCTTTGACTCGCACATGAAGCCCGAAATGCGGGATTTCTGGTTCGCCCTGCACGTCAGTTGCGAGCAGTGCCGGCGGGTCAAGGCGGACTTCCTCGAGGATATGCGCCGCCGGTATGGGGTGAACTCGAATCAGTACCGGGTGCGTGTCCTGGGTGAGTTCCCGAAGGCCGACGCCGACACGGTGATCCCGTTCGAATCGATCGAAGCGGCCACGATCCGCGACGTGACCCCCTCGCCGGCCGCTCCCAT